AACATTGAATTGCATCGGCACTGTTGATATTGCTGGAGTCTGGGGTTGAACTACTGCTGGTGCAGGAGCTGCTGGTGCAGAAGAATCTGCTGGTTTTGCTGATGGTGTTGATTTGGTTGGTGGTGTAGTAGAAGCTTCTGGTTTATTTTTTTGGGTCATTCTATAACCCTCCAACCCAAGTCTTGCGATCGCTGCAGGTGTCCCAACAAAAGGAAGCATAGATGCCGCACTTAAGGCTGCTCCACCATAATCACCGCGACTAAGATCATATGCTGTTCCAAGACCTCCGGCAACAACATTTAGACCTGGTATAAATCTACCAGCACCTTTAAATAAATTTCCAGCACCTCGCCCAACGTTAGATAATTTTGTTGCTAAATTTGTACTACCAGTTATAAGAGGTCTCGCTCCTGCTCTTGTAGCATTTGCAGCATTTGCAGCAGTAGATGCTGCTCTCGTACCCCCTCCAAATATTCTAGCCAGTGCTCCGCCAGCAGCTCTAAATGGAGCTAAAGCAATTCTTGCTGCCATTCCTGCTATTCTTAAGGTTAGTCCTGTAATTGTTCTCATTAAGAGACCAAATCCAAGATTAATTGCTGCAAATGCTCCCAAAGAAAATAGAAGGTTTTTAATGAGAGAATTTTTAATCTCCTCAAGTTTTTTAGTATTTCCTGTTGTATATGCCTTTAAAGTTTCAATTCCCTGATTTGTTAACCACCCAAAAAACAAGGTTGTCATCGCGCCCATAATTCGTTCAAACAACCCACCAATTTTTTGTTGAAGACTTAAAATTGGTTTAGCAAGAGCGGATGTAATTCTTCTTTCAAGTAAATTTTCTCTTCCTTCTCTTATTTTTCTTTCGTTTAATCTTCTTTCCGATTCTTGCTCATCCTTGATATTTTTTTGTTCAACTTGACCTTGTAATAAAAGTTGTCTGCTAAGATTGTTAATACCATCAGATAAAACCTTGACATTTACACGAACAACATCTAATGTTGGTTGAATCGCGCTTACAGATTGTTGAGTCTGTTGAATTTGTAAATTTTGCGTCCTATCAACTAAACTGGTTTGAGGTCTTACAACTATTGCTCCACCACGAGCAGTTTCTCCTCCTCCACCGCCGCCGCCAAATCCAGATACTCTCGTACTTCTAAATATTGCTTTTCTTCTTTCAGACGACAAATAAGATCCCGTAGTAGGATCAACCCCAGTTTGTGCTATGGTGAAGGGATCAGCCATTCGATTGGTTCTTTAGATTTTCTTCTTCGATATATTGTTGGAGAAGAGTAATGTATACTTCCCTTTCCCAAGGGATCATATTCTCCAACTCTGTTAATGAATATTTATGGTGCTGAATGAGAGCAAAATTAGTTTTATAGTATGACGCAAGATCTTCATGCGCCATTGCTAAGCGAAAAAAGATGTTAATCCCTCCAGAACAACTTCACTCTCAACGCCAGTATTTGGATTTTTAACTGTAAGTATATGAGAAAGTTTAGGCATTGTTTCAAAGAATTTTTCAATTTCTTTGAATTGGTGAGATGTTAATTGTTCAAGAAAATCTTTTAATTCTTTTTTTGTAGAATCAGCCGCTGCCCACGATTCTTCCTCACTATAAATTTGTTCGATACAAGAACAAATCATATCAAAAGTATCATCAACAGAAATATCACTACCAGCAGTAAAATTATTTTTAATAAATTCCTGCATTGAAGGATATCTCATTCTCAAAGTTAAAGTATCATCTAGTTTAATATCTCTAGAGTGATCTTCTCTAAAATTTACTTTAATTTCATCAAGATTAACGCTCATAGGTACTTGCGTCTTCTCATCATCTGGACATGTAATTAAAATATCAACATTTTCTCCAACTGATTTGCCGCGAATGTTCAAAAACAAATACTCAATATCAAACGTCGCTAAATCATCAACTTTAATACCACGAGTAATAATACAATTTGTAATTACTGTTTTAACTGCTTCAGCAATTTGCTTTGGATCCTCGCTCTCCATTGCAAGAATCAGAATTTTTTCTTCTTTAACTAAAAATGGGCGATACTTAACAACTTTTTTTAATGAAGGTACTTCCAACTCATAGGTTGGTGTGGAAATCTTTGGTAAAGGCATAATGACCTATAGAACTTCAGTTATGATTATTTAGGGTTCATATCCAAGAACCTGTCCCCTTGTTCTTGGATTTGATTGAGAACCCAATGGATTTTGAGATAATGAAGTTGCTGCTGATTGCAATTCTGCAGAATCACTTACACCAAATTTAGCATTTTGGAAAACATCATCGGCAGTCGTAACAGACTTTTCTCCTGTTTGACTTATACTAGGATCTTGATTATTGCTATCACCAAGAATTGATTGACTAAATGAATTTGTTTTACCTGCGATGTATCGATCATAAGAAAAAGTAGCAGATACTTTTAATGTATCTGAACTCGAATAACTAACTTGCAGAGAGCTAATATTTCTTGGATAAAATCCTCTAAAATTATATTCAATTTCTTTTTTATAATCTCGATCAAATTTTATAATCTTTACAGAGTTTGCTTTATAATTCTCTGGATATTGCATTCGGATAAAATATCCATCTTGATTTTGATTAATGTTTGGAGTAGTTCTTGGATCATCTCTAACAAAAGATCCACTTGCAATATATTCCATCCAGGTTTCTAAGAACAGAAGCATTTTATAATTCTTATCAACATAAAATTCTAATGAAATATCATCATATTGTCTCGTATGGGCAAATTTTTCTCTAATACCCATGTAATTAGTAATCTCAGATGTCGCTAAATTCGTTGTTGGCAATGAAGCACTATAACAAAGAAGTCCTGCACTATTGGATATAAAACCACTATCTATTCCTTTCTTGAGAAGATATGTTTTTAATTTTGGAGGAAGCGATCCAAAACGAACTTCATAGTGGGAAGTTTGTGCTAGATTTGTAAGAATTGGTTTGATGTCCGATATTCTGCGGGGACGTACTGCCACTCTAAATACCTTATATGATTTTTATAGTATAAGTATTTAGATGTCTTACAAGGGAAAATACAAACCATCATATCCAAAAAAATATAAAGGAGATCCAACAAATATCATTTATCGATCCTTATGGGAAAGACGTTTTATGGTTTATTGTGATACAAATGAAAAAATATTAGAATGGGGAAGTGAAGAAGTATTTGTTTGGTATAAATCTCCAATTGATGGTAAACCACATAGATATTTTCCAGACTTTTATATCAAAGTTCAAGAGGCAACAGGGTCAATTAAAAAGTACCTAATTGAAATCAAACCTCAAAGACAAACTGTTCCTCCAACAAAACCACAAAGACAAACTAAAAAATATATTAGTGAAGTCTATGAGTATGCCAAAAATCAATCAAAGTGGGAAGCTGCAAAAGAGTGGTGTGCTGATAGAGGATATGAGTTTAAAGTTATAACGGAAAACGAACTCGGTATTAAATAATGCCAAGAAAAACTTTACAGCAAAGAAATCAGGGTCGAAATAGAATTTCTTCTCTTGTAGACAATTTAATTGGAATAGAATCTGCTGATGATTTAATGCTTGAACTGATGAGTATTCTTCCAGAAACTAAATCTCCCCCAATAGCTGGTAAGTTTTATATTTTTGTTTATAACGCCAAAACTCCGAATATGAGATATGATCAAAATCCCCTTGTAGCAGTAACAGATGTTTATAAGTGGGGATTTAAGGGATTAAATTATCATTGGGGAGAAGTTAGGCAATATACATGGGATGAAGTGGCAGGTGGAATGTATGAAATTTATACGAATGAGATTGAAGATTTAAGAAAATTACCTTTTGGGAATATTAGAACTAAATAACTAAAAAACGTAAATGGCAGATACGCTAAGATATCCTTTACAACTGCTACTTAATAACCAAGATTATTTAAAAATAACTTGCCTCAAATATAAACCACCTGGAATTAATGATAATTTTGGTACAGATGGTAATTTTAATTTACCAAGTTCTGATGATACCTATAGAACTATAAACCCAAAATCAATAGAAGGGACAGTTATTTTACCAATTCCCGATAATCTTCCAGCATCTGTTAATAGCACTAATTGGGAAGCAAGTAATTTTGGTCCTCTTGCCGCAGGAGTTGCTAGAGTTGGTGAGGCAACAGTTGCTGGTAGTCCAATAGAAGGCGTCAAAGCTTTAATGACAGAACTAGAAAAAGTTGGAAATGCTGCTCAAACAGGAGTCGGACAAAAAGCAGTTCAATCTGCATTCATATCAGCAGCTGTGAATCAAATAACTGGGCAACAAGAAGGTTTAAATATTTTAGGGCGTCAAACTGGTGCTGTTTTTAATGAGAATACTGAACTTTTGTTTAGGGGTGTGAAGATGCGTGGAGCATTCCAATTTGCTTTTGAAATGATACCTAGATCTCAAAAAGAAGGAGAAGAAATTAAAAAAATAGTTCGTTTCTTCAAAAAACAAATGGCTGCAAAAAAAGGATCAAGTAGTGGAGCGGCGGCAGGTTTATTCTTAAAAGCACCAAATGTATTCAAACTTGAGTATATGAATGGTGCAAAACCTCATCCATATTTAAATAGATTCAAAATTTGCGCTCTTACTGACTTAAGTTTTACTTTTAACGGTTCTAATACCTATGCAACATATGCTGATGGAACACCAGTTCATATGCAATTGGGATTAACATTCCAAGAACTTACACCAATTTATGATAGAGATTATGATCAAGCAGACGGTACAGGAGGAGTAGGATACTAATGACTTACTTCAGAGAACTTCCAAATATCGAATATCAATCATTTTTATCAGATGTAAAATCATCCGATCAATATCTCGTAGCTAAAAATCTTTTCCGTAGAGTTAAACTTCGTGATGATTTGCAAAATGTATTCACCGTCTTTGATAAGTATCAAATTCCAGATGGTTCTAGACCAGAACTTGTTGCAGAAGAACTTTATGGAAGTGTCCAATACGATTGGGTAGTTTTAGTATCTGCAGGCATTACTAGAATTAGAGATCAATGGCCACTTTCTGACAGACAAGTTTATGATTACTCCGAAGAAGTTTATGGAGATAAAATCAATGCAGTACATCATTATGAAACAACTGAAATTAAAGATTCTCAAGGTCGTTTAATTCTTCCGGCAGGAAAAGTTGTGGATGCTGACTTTAAAATTTCATATTATGATAATGGTAATCTTTACACAAATGAGTCAACTTTAGGAACAAATATTGTTAATATTGCAAATCCTATTATTGGTATTTCTAACTATGAATATGAAGTCCTTAAAAATAATGAAAAACGCGGAATATATGTTCTTAAACCAGTTTATCTACAACAAGTGATAAATGATACAAGGAAAGCAATGACCTATGATGTTTCATCGCAATATGTAAATAATAAACTAATTAAAACTGAAAATACTAGTGCATTATCGCCATAGTAAATTTAAATTTTTATCAAAAACCATTACATATCGGTGCTTGCGGGAGCGGTCTTTCCATTCTCCTGCAGCACCTTTAATTTTGCCCCTAGAGTGTTTAGTTCCGTCTGCATAGTAGAAATCTTTTTTTGGGTCTGTGAGTCCGCAATATTTAAAATTACAAGCGCGGTAGATTGTACCGCCGTGAAAGTCGCTATCAGCATAACTAATGATCGCCCGAACTTTTGTTTCTCTGCGTAGTTGTTTGATACATCTCGATACAAACCAGGAGGTGATATTGTATTCTCCTTGTTGTGTGTCAGGGTGTATACAAAGTCGTGAAAGTTCAAACAGTCCTTCTTGTTCATCTCTCTTTAAACCAAATGCTCCTTGTGCGACTTCGGGAACAGGAAGTCCAGTGAAAACACAGACTCCCTGAATACCACCAATATTCAATGGGCAAAAGTCATTAGTTTTATAAAGACCATAGTTATACCCAGATTTAAAACTCTTAGAAAAATCCTTAAGATAATGAAACCGCAGAAGTAATTCTGCGGCTTCGGACTTACTTACACGTTCAATAGTGTAATTTGATTTCACTCTTCAGCAAGACGGGCAAAGTAGGACAGAGCATCATCATCCTCATCTTCCTCAACCGCAGCAGCACGGCGAGTGGGTTGAAGGTTATTGAGTTCAGAACGGAGATCTTCAGTAAGTTCACGGGTTGAACCACGGGTGTTATCCTCATCCAGGTCTTCAGGATCCTGATAACGAGGAGTGCCCTTAGTGCCCAGCACATAATCAAGGCGCTTCTTCAGTTCATCATAGGTCTTGAACTGGTCAGCAGCAACGAGTTCAGCAAGCGAATACTGCTTCTTCCATACTGCTTCCATAGCGTCATCGTCGTCCAGGAGAGGTTCTTGACGAGCAAACTCACTGGAATCATAGTTGCGATAACCAGCAACGTTCTTTGCCTTCAGTTTGAAGTTAGCACCTTGCCAGAAGTCAAACGGATCGATTGCTTCCTCATCTTCAAACTCAGGTTGCATTGCAGCAGTCAGTTTGTCGAAGATCTTCTTGCCATACTTGAACAGGAAGACTTTACCTTCGTTAGCGGGATTGGCAGGATCCTTCACCACATAGATGTTAGAAACATAAGTCAGTTTACGCTTCTGCTTACGTGCCAGTTCCTTACCAGCATCAGTGCCGTTATTCCAGAGTTCGGAGTTCAGTTCCGACACAGGATCCTTCTGACCCAGAGTAGTCAGAGAGTTCTCAATATACCAACCACCAGGACCTTGGAATGCATGACTGTAGAGTTTCACGAATGGCAGGTCCTCACCATTCGGAGCAGGGAGGAAACGGATCACGGCATAACCATTGCCGCTCTTATCTACATCCAGTTTCCATACGCGGTCATCACTAGAGCCGCTAGTAGTATTCATTTTTTCGACTTCTTTGACCAGTTTGGCGGTCAGAGAGCCCAGCTTGGATTGCTTTTTAAGGTCTGCGAAAGACATTTGGATTACCTCGGATTAATTGGATTCGGGGGATTACTCGGATAGTATAACAGAGATTGCCTCAGCGGTCAATGTATTGCTTGAGGGATTCAATGGTTTTGTTCATACTACTGAATAATACTTGCATATCAGTCTCTGGTGGGAATCCCATCAGTGCCACTGATTTGCGTAGGTTCTCTTTCATTTCAACCGCTTCGGGGTCGTCTGAAAGGGACAACCTAGTATACATCACTCTTTGCTTTTCGAGCAAGATCTCAAGTTTTTCAATGTGTTCCAGCTTGGTCTCACGAGACATTCCACCAAAAGTGAGAATACTTCCGTAAATCTCTTCTTGCAACTTATTGATTTCTTTCAGTTCTTCCTGAATAATATCAGAATCAAAAAAGCTACTCATTTACAATGTCCCGTAAAATTTTTTTAAATTGGAATACGTCAATATTTAGAAACGGATTATACTTTTTAATTTTCAAACTGACGGTTTCCCACACTGGATCAAGAAGTTTCTTATCAAAATCCTTTGAAAAAGAAAAGATTTTGTCGTAGATTACGAAGGTTTCTGGAGATAATCTCCCGCTTAGAAACCTTTTGAGGACTGGTGGGTGTCCTTTGGAACAGTTCAGAGCATCCTCTAATTTTGTCTCCGAGAACAATTCGTTGCTTTGCTCTTTGAACAAGTAGGTCAAACTCTGTTGCCTTCGCATCCAATCTGCGTAAGTCCTTTCTCCAGAATTGATAATTTCGCCAATCCATAAGTTGCTCGGGGAATCTGTTGCTACAAAGTTTGATAATAAAAAATCGACTATTTCCTTATCCGAATATTTACGACTTGTCTTCTCGAACCAGTATTTGTCTTTACGTTTGTTGAATGAGGTGACTGTTGCTCTAGATTTGCCACCATACTTAAAAAAGTCATATTTACTATTCGTAAAATGACTTTTCATCGAAAGATAAGTTTGGTATGTCTCAAAAGGACTCATAGTGGAAGTTTTGCTCTCGAAGTTTGTTTCATAAAATTGAGACGAGTTGCGTCCCATTTCAATCTCTCTTTCAAAGGTTTTGAAATGAGTTTTGTTATTGATTCTATCTCAAGACTATTGATTTCGCAATAGTGACAAATTGCATCAATATAATTGAAGTTTTCTTCAGCAACAATTTTTTCAATCTCAAGAGCAAACTTAGATGGGGTTAAAAACTTATTCTCTATTGCTTGTTCTAATTCTTTATTTGGTTCCATAGAATTCCAGTTTATCTCTAACAAACTTTCTAATGTATTCACTGAGAAGTTTGATGTATTTTGATTTGTCTCGTTCTTCATAGACGACGCATTCTCCATTTTCACATGCCATGATAATTACAAGTTTTTTGACCGAAATGCCAGTCAGTTCGTACAACATACAACCATATGCCATACATTGAACAAAATAATGTTCGATCCACTCTCGTGGTTTTGGTTTTTTAGAAGTCTTAAAGTCGATTATCGCTAATTCGCCGTCATATTCGGCAATACAATCAACTGTCCCAGCAACACCCAGTTGCTTACTATATAGCGAACCTTCAAGGGCGTAAATATTATTTATACGATTTAGATTTTGTTTAGAAATCTTAAATAGAAAATCTGAGATAGGTTGAACAGAAGGAAGATCACGATTGTAGAGGTAGTTCTCTACAAGAGAATGCATATCAGTTCCGCGACTTGTTGCCGCTTTTGTAATACGTTCTGCTTCTTCTTCTCCAACTTTTTTGCGCCAGTTAACAAAAATTTCCTTGTTAAAATGACTGGTCACCGAAGTGATGGAGACCAGTCTAAGAAGTTCTTCCTCATCTGGAACTTTGTAATATCTTACACCGTCAATGGTTTCACGTTCCAACTGAGGAAGTTCAATATCAACATGACTAAACATTAAAAACCTGCTTCCATTTTTGCAATGATGTATTCTTTAACAAGTCCAGAACGAACAATGTCGTCTACACCGAACTCAATTATATCAAAAGAAGGCATTTTACGCAATACGGTCATAAAATCCACAATACCATTGCGCTCATTTGTTTTCTGTAAATCCGATTGAGAAGCATCGCCACAGAAACAAATTTTAGTATTTTCACCTACACGAGTGATAATAGAATCCAATTCATGGAAGTTAAGATTTTGAAATTCGTCAACAATTACAATAGAGTTGTCGAGAGTTGTACCACGCAAGAATGAAGTGGACCAGAACTTGATTGTTTCTTGTGATTTAAGATTGCCATAAAGCATCTCAAAGTCAGCATCAGAAGGCATCTGGAACATATACTTCACCATATTCTTGTAAGGAATTTGATAAATGTCTGCCTTATCTTCATGAGAACCAGGAAGGAAACCAATCTCACGAGTTGCTACAAGAGAACGAACAAGATAGATTCTCTCATAAGGTGTTCTCTCATCTAAAACATCACAAAGAGCATTATAAAGAGTGATAAAGGTCTTACCTGTTCCTGCACAACCATAAGCAACCAAATGTTTTCCGGCAGTATAGGATTCAAACAGACGTTTTTGATTGTCTGTAAGGGGATCAATATCAATCAAATATTCAGAACTGAGAGGTTTTCTCCTCTTCATTTGTTTTGCTGTCAGACCAACTCCGATAGGTTGATCACTATTTCCTCTTTTCCGTCTTGCCATTAGAGTTTCTTTACAGTAGAACCAGGTGCTTTTGCAGCTTTTGCAAGGACATCATTCCATCCAGGATTACGATTAATTAATTTATTTCTCCATTCACCAACTTCTCCAGGTTGTGGACAAGTTGATGGATCGGACCAATCGCGGATCCAGTCTGGATTATCATTTTTCCACTGGTCCCAGTCGTGGATACTCATTTCCACTTCTTTCTGTTCACCAGTTTTTGTATTCACTACAGGGTATACAGGCATTGTTAGAAATTCAAGATAATTTATTTAGACCCACTCAAGAGCTTCGGCAACAGTTGGGAATTGTTCGGTAAATACCTTCTTACATTCAAGAGCAATGTCCATATGCTCCTTCTGAGTTCCATTTGCCGAACGAAGATTGATATAATGAATCCAACTACGGCAAGATCCCGTCATATAAATGCGTGTAGGCGTCGCTAAGGGCAGTACAAAGCGAGCGCACTCCTTTGCAACCCCATGAGCAAGAAGTTCCTTGTAGAGTTGCATAGAGTGTGCAAAATGCTCTTGAATCTTACTCTGAAGACTCAGTTTCTCATACTCACCGATGTCGTCAATCGAATTCTGGCGATTCTTAGTATCCTGACGACGAAGATCTGGGACAGGAATATATTCAGAAATTAAAGAACTATCAGCATAACGCTGAGAAAACTCTTGAAATGTAAAACTGCGATGGCGGAGAATTTGTGCTGCAATACCACGAGTCGTCTCAATCTCAAGCGTCATAGAAGACTGCTCAAACACAGACCAATGATTATGCTTAATGCAATAACGTAGTAGCCCCGCATAGTTCTCATTGTCTTGGTTACTAGGGTTAGACACTCTAGCAACATACGCCATTGTCTGTTCTGCATCTGGTGTTACACTAATGAGTTTTACAGTCATTTCTTTCCGAATCCTTTTGTTGTTTGTGCTTCAATCTTTGCAAGTTCTTCTTTAAGAGTTCGCAATTGTGCTTTCATTTCTCTGATTTTTTCATCAGTATAAAGATGTTCTTGCTTTACCAATCTTTCAAGAAGTTTAATAAGTTTTCGTGCTCTACTAGTCATCTAAATCAGAATCCTCAAAAATTTCATCGTAATCTAAAATAGGTCTTTTTCTAACTTCTGGATCTGTATAAGAATATGCGGACACGTCCGAATAAACTTCTGCTTTTAGAGAATCGACCAAGAGTTCAAGATTACGGACAATCAATTTTAGTTTGTCTTTGTCCATGGAATACTTTTCACTCAGGGTATCATAACATAAAAAAAGGAAGGGATCAACCCTTCCTATTAAATATTGGTTCGATATCTAAAACTTGCTCAAACCACTCTCTGAGATGTATTCGATAACAAGACCAATACTTACAACCACGATATGTAAGTTGATAACATGCTGGATCTCTACTATCTTTGTCCATATCATCCCAGTGGTAATGATAATCCATTACCGGTAAATCCATTGGATGTATAGAGATAGAAACATTGTGGTTAAAGCAATTCCAGCTGTAATAGAAAGAATTGATTGTATCATTATTTTGCTCCAACTAGTTGTGCTAGTTGTGCCTGATAACGACGTTCTTCTTTTTGTTTTTGTTCTTTGATGAGTTGCAGGAAGTTTAGCTTTTTCATCATTTGTGCCCCTCTTTTACAAACTTGATGCCACGATAGACTTCATTTTGTTGTTGGGGTTGTTGCATCATTTGCTGTTGATATGCGATACGCTTTTCGGTATCGTACTCAACTCCTCTGTAAACGACTTTAGACATTAGGGTTCTCCTTAGTTTTTTAGGTTAAAGAGCGTTCCTTCAGTCGGCTTTTGCGTCTATTTTACACTCCTTTGGTGAGACCTGCTTGATCTCCCAAATTAAATCGTTCTTTGCTTGAACAGGAATGTCTGCTTTGAGAACTCTTCCTGTCATTAATTGTGCTTGCAAACAAGTTAGTAAGAGTGTTTCCATAGATGAACGATCCGTTCCGAGTCGGCTTACTTCCGTCCTATTTAATTTTTAGCACCTTTGGACTACATCCTTTCGGAGTTCTAATAGCAATCGGTCTTCCATTCGTTGGTGGACTACATCGTCGTTTTTAACGATGTCCATTAGTTCCCACGCTGCGTCACAACTTATAGTCACTGGATATGATTTGAGTTGTGGCGTTGAAACAGAAAGAAGTGGAACCCATGCCAAAAGCAAAAGTGCTTTAGTCATAGGATGAACGTTAGGAGGTTAGTATACTCCTATCAATCCTATATATGCAAGTTTTGTGTGTAAATGGTAATAATAGATACCAAATAGTATCCATATTATACCAAAAAGCGTGAAGATTTGTAAAAACCTTCACGCGAAAAAATTTTGCCGGGATTTTTTCCCCCAACTAGGGAAATTACTTTCGCTTTTTCTTTTCGGGCGATTTATATCCCCAGAGTTTAGGACTGATCTTACCATGTCCAAACTTTATAGACTTAATACCTTCACGAAACTTATCCCAATACATATCAAAAATATTTGACATTTTATTTCCTCGTGTCAAATCGTAACAAATTTCTCCCTCAACAACATATTTTACAATTCTTGCATCGTTGGGAGCATCTTTAGTGCAAACATCTTCATAAGAACCATTTTGGATTAAAATCTCACAACCATACTTTGCTTTGGATGATTCTTTCTCTGCTGGTGTCCAATGATCCATACACATTTCTCCCACTTTATCAATAACTTGACTCACGAACGACCTCCCCATTTAATATCGGGGTAGGATTCAGAAACAATTTCTTTAGTAATTTTATACTTTTCTGAAAGATTTTTATCTTTTACTAGACAAAGAATTTCGGATTCAAGTGGGTGTAAACCTTGAAGGAGATTAATGAACATAGATTCTCTACGAATATTATTCAACCCATCATTACCACCTTTAATAAAATGATAAAAATTTCTATATTCTTTGCGAATTGTAGTATGCCCTTGCTTATCACTAGATCCCATTGAAAAGGATCCAGTTTCATGCATTTTTCTAACTTCTTCCGTAATTTTAGTAGAAAGAGTTCCTGAATGAACAGTTTGATCTTCAAATGCAGAGTATGGAACTGAACCTTCTGGAAGCATTGAAATTACAGATTCATCAAAATTCCAAATAAAAATAGATTTCAATGCTGGATGCTCATATTTTCTCAGAACTTCTACTTTCTTAGCATTTGTTTTTTGTTTTGATGCTAAATCCAGTATCTCAAAAATAAAAGGATTACTAGGTAGATTATCAATTACTGCAGGTGTAGCAGGTTTTTTAGCTCTCACTACTTGAGATTTAGTTGTCGTCTTCTGTGTTGTCTTCTTCGTCGTAGTCATGATAGTTTTCAAAGTTAAATGCGATCACCTCATCTGGAATTAGGTTTCCCTGATTATCAAACATTTCGGGGTGAGGTCTTGGAATTTCCCGATAGTTCATCATATATTCTCTTGCAACCCATCCTACCATCACTCCCACTATAAGAAACAAAACGGTTAGAAAGGAACCGAATACTAAACTAACTGCTAACATTTCTTTTTCTCCGGGAAATTACTTTTTTCTTCCTCGACTTAAAGGAAAATTCAAAATAGATAGTGACTTCCCGATTCAGAAAGCAAACTATCTTCTCAAAAATAATATGGAATGGTTGAGTTTGCTTTCTTTTACCTCCATTAAGAATAAGTTCAACACCACGATTTTTATGGTTAGAATTATTTATGTTAGGATTAGACAATTTGATTTTCTTGTAGGAATTTTACAGTATCCGTACATCCACCAAGTTTTTTATCATTACAAACAACTTGAGGAAATGTAGACCCTTTACCAAATTCTGAATAAAATTCTTCTTTAGTAAAATGCTCCCCTAAATTATAAATCACAAAGTTGCTTCCTGTCAACTCTAATACTTTTTTGACACGGTAGCAGTGTGGACAACCCTCTTTTGAATAGACTACAAAATTCATAATTATTAGATAGATTATTAATAATTTATAATAGAAAAAAGGAGGGTTTAAAACCCTCCCCATTATACCACCAACTCACCTCTCCCACCACAGAGAAGTGGTCTTCATTCCCAAAGATACAAGGATATTGAAGACTTAGATATTATAAGGTGTTTTATAAAAAATGTCAAATAGTTTATGTCCAGAGTCCGACATTAGGTACTGATCCTGATGTCGCTAATGATCGAATTACCATATGATTCATTGCTGATGGTGATGATGCGGTTCCTGCAGAAGTTAAGTTTGCACTCAAACTATATGCAGGAGTAAATATTCCTGCTGTTGTAACTCTTAAAATTCCCGATACTCTAGAGACATAAGTTGCTAACGGAGTTGTAGCTGCAACACCGATAATATTATCAGCTGTTATTACTGCCGAGCTTAAAATAAAAGAACTCGTAATTCCAGCACCACTTCCAAGTTGACCAAGGTTTGATCCAATAGCAATTCCACTAAACGATCCACTTATCGTTGTAGTGCCGCCAGCAAATCTTATTCTAGGTTGTGCAAGTGTAGTTGATGTAGTTCCTCTTTGAAAGGACATATTTAAATCAAGGTAATAAGTCCCTATTGGCAAATTAATGGTATCATTTGCTGCCGGAAATAATGTTTGAGGGTTTGATTCCCCTGCAGCGGTTAAAGCAGTGCCTTGTCCAGAAGTGTATACTGTTATGGGAATAGCTGCCCTACCTATTGAAGAGTTTGGTGTGAAATTTAATGTAGTTCCATCAAACTCAACTGTACCTGCTTCTACGGTTGCAAGGTTAGTTCCCGGTGTGAATTTAAGTGGTGCATTATTTGCAGCAGCTCTACCTTCTCCAAGATGAAGAATTGCTTTTGCAATTGAAGTTCCAATACCAACACTAGAAGCAGTGCCAGTAAATGAAGCTCCACCTTGAACTTGAAGTCTCTGATTCCAAGCTCCAGTGGACGTTGCTGTACCAATGAGCAGTGGAGCTCCACTGTCCATTATGTTTGCACTTTGACCTAATCTTAAAAACGTAGTAACACCAACAGTAGTTCCATAATCTATCCTGTTTCTGAATTGTATATCTTCGCTACCATCGCGGTCATCATTAACTTCAAGAATTAAAGATCCAGTATTAGTTGATAAAGATTCTCCATAAATTCTCCATCCATCATCACCACCCATCGTTTGCTGAATGGCATATGGTGGATTAAAAGTAGTCGTTCCAAACCCAACACCAGTTGGATTAGATCCTAAGCGTATTGTTCCTATAAATGCAGATGGTCCATTAACCCATAATAGATACTCAGTTGCACTATTGTCCGCACCAATACCTAATCCACCACTACTTAAAATTAAATAATTACTAGCATTAAACGCAGCATGAGTTGAATTGCCTTGTGCAAATAGTATCTGATTTGTAGAAGGTCGATTAACTATTAAATTTCTTGCAGCACTTGACGCTAAATTATAATCAGTCCAACCAATTCCTGGCAGTGTATTTAAATAAAGAGCTGTAGTTGTATCAAAAAGAGTTCCAACAACAACATTTCCCCCACCACCATAGATTTCCAATTTTGTTGACAAGTTGGAGACTGGAGTTAATGTAGTTCCTATACCAACTTGACCTCTAAAAGTGGTCAATCCAGTTGTATGAGAAAAATTAATATTTCTTGAAATTACATTTAATTCAGTACCATTGATATCCAATTTAGGTGCGTCAAGGTCTAAAACAGGATTATCACTACCAAAAGTAGGAGATAATCCTGATATACTCTCTGCCTCTAGAGGAGTTCTAAAGTTGTTTGTGTACCTATTCAGTGACACTTTTTTATCCCCCTCTAGTTAATAAAACGACAGTAATCAAAATTACGCTTGAGCCTCAGTCCAAGAAATACGACCAAATACATTAGCATCAGAACCACCACCTGATCTAAGGTTAGTTACAACAATCGTTAGTGTATCTGGACCATCAGGATAAATCTGAGTATTGGAGGTTGTTCCTCCTCCACCAAGAATGGAATTACCAAGGTCTCGAACTTCCGTTAGGTCAATTGAGTTTGCACCAGAACCAACAAAGAATCCAGCGATTACTTCACCACCATTAACGGATGTTGCTCCAGACAATGAAGCATAATCTGCAATTTGTGCTAAAGAGGAGTTTGCACGGTTAGTTGCATTACCAACAGCATTAGTCCAAGTAGCACCTTGTGATGGGACACCATTTAGAATTGCTTGAACTAGAAGGTTTGTGTTAGTACCTGTCGAAGTAATATCTAGAGATTTGAGAGTCAATTGCATTCTATTAATCAGTTCTCTTGCACCAAATCCAGCGGCAATACCATTATCTACAGAAGGAGCAACTCTAATTGAGAACAATGCTCTGGTTTGCAGTGAAGTAACTGTTGTAACACCAGTTTGACCATAAGTGAAGATCAAGGATTTATCAGTATCAAATCTACCATCCATAATTACACTAGTTCCCCAGTGTGATATTGTTGGTCCAAAAGTTGGATATGCAAGTTCAACGCCAGCGGGATTATTTCCTGAGAATAGAATTGATGATACAGTGCCACCCATACCAACAAATGTGACTATACCACTAACAAATCCTGTAGAAGCATTAACAAGAGTAATAGTTCCACTACCAGCAGAAGAAATTGCAGAAATCCATGTTCCTTCAGGTAAATTTGGATGCAACGCTCTCATACCAATTTGCAAATTAGTTGTTGTTACTCCAGATACCTGATTTCGACTAGTTCCCATACCTCCACCAGTTGCAGTACTAAAATCTAATGCAGTAGTGGATTTTCCTCGTACAACCCCAGTGAATGCTGTAGTTCCAATTCCAGCATAAGATACGTACTCATAATTAGCACCGTTGCGAAGTAAGAGTACTCCACCATTTGTTGGGAATCCTGCCGTACTTCCAATACCAATATAGCTATCAGTTGTAGAAACTGATTGGGTAATCTGAGTTTTTGGTGGCTCCGAATCTGTTTCATAGCGAGCTGGTAGGTTACCAGATCTCATGTATGCTTCAGTGTTTTGATTGTTATTAATTAGTTTATGGCAATATATAACGTTTCCATCTTGTCCACGGAATCCCCAACGAACAAATCCAGCACCATACCAGGAATAGTCCATGTAGAACATCTGCATTCTAGCAAGATTCAAATTATATCCAGAAGGTCCATTTCCATCACACTTATCAAGGTTCCAAGCGGCTTGTTCTGTTTTTAAATTTTCAACTCTAGAAACAGTGGCATAATCAGCGTTAGCACCGCGATACGAAGGTGAGATGATAAGATTGCCATCACTTTCAATGTCAAATACTCTATAAGACTGACCACGAATTACAATTGTATCACCAATTGTAAGCTGTTTAGAGAAATAAGTTGGGAATGCAGCATTTGTTTGTGTTACTGTATTAATACCAGTTACAACACTGACTCTTCCAGAAAGTTGGAAAGTAGATTGTCTGCGAACTGCATAAAGCTTTTGCCCATCATATTCGAAGAAAATACCATTTTGATCATCAAATGTACCTAATCGATTTACAGCACCATACCAATTGGTTACACTTATAATAGGTTTACCCGATGCAATTGCTGCTGAAGGAGTAGATAATGCAGTGTATTCAAATGTATTAAAACCTTTAATAATAGAAACTTCAAAAGTTCCATTATATGCAGATTCATTACATCCACTAACTTCAATTGTAGTTCCTGGCTGAATATTATGCCTGTCTTTCGTAATAACAGTTACTGCAGTTCCTACAGAAGTAATAGAATCTACTTGGAATGCTGGCTTAATAATTGTACCAGAACTTACCTGTATACCTTTACCAGATTGATAACGGAAATATCTTCTTGTTTGACGAATTTGTCTTTCATAGTTTCCATTCGCATTAGATGAGAAGATAACTCCACCATCAAATGGTCTGTGTAGAACTTGTCCAGGTGGTCTTACATAAATTTCAGCTCCTGTCGCAATACCTGGGTTAGCTCCATTATTAGCACCAGTAAGAAGAGGAACTGAGCTTACACCTATAATAAAGGCTCTGGAACTTGGAATACCAACAATAGAGAATGAACCATTACATGGGTTAGTGCCTCCCATGCCACGAATTGCAACTTCATTACCAACTGATAGACCATGAGGAACACTTGTGGTTACAGTAACAACTCCAGAAGTTGAAGTTGTAATAAGTGGAGTACCTCCAATTCTTGCGCTTGTAAAAAGTGATCCTGTAAAAATTCCAGTTTTATTGCTATCAAAAATCTGAGTAATTGCAGTTGAATTAGTAGCAGTTGCAGAATAAGTAAAGAATGTTCCTGGTCCTGATGCTCCAGGAACTCCAAAAACTTGCTGAACAAGGAAGTTTCCATTTGCAGGAGTCAAAAATGTATCTTGAACTGAAATTGCAGTTCCTACTCCTGGGCAACCTGTGCTTGTAGTTAAACCAACAAAAACAGTTTTTGATCCAGTACCATATGAAATATAATTGATATTGGAAATTGGAGTAATCGTTGGATAAACAAACGGACGGTAATTAATCTGTGTAAGGTTTTCCCATTTAGTATTTTGTACGCTATATTCAAAGTCAGTATCAATAAGAGCTTGTGGTTGGGATACTCTAAACTTGTTTACTGGGTCGGTGTATGTTTCCCCAGGAATAAATCTTTCTTCGAATTCATCAAATATAATCGAGAGCTTATGAGATGAGCTCATCGACGCAGTATTATAATTCAGAACAATTGTTGTTCTTGGATTATTAATATCTGTTGTAGCTAAAGTATAAGAAGTCGCCTTTAGACTTGGATCAGAAAAATTATAGATTACCTGATTTGTCGTGACATTTGTAATCAGAACTAACCTTTCCCTAGGAATCAATTTAGGTATAGTAATTGTTTTAGTTGAGGGGGTAAACGTATACCCAGATTCATAAATTACTTTTCTTGCCATTTTTTTAGTATCCTAATACAATATCTGTTGGTTTGAAGGGATAATTTTTAATTTTTGTTGCAGTGCTAGAAACAGGTAACACTCTTGCAACAATGTCAGATCCAGTTGGAATAGATTCTGTAAATTTAATATTATTATCAGAATCTATCGTATATCCATTATGAGAACCCAAGATGTTAGATTGATAAACATAGTCTGTATTATTTATAAACGCCGATTGTAGAACCCCATTCACCGTGATCATTAACTTAAATGGATTTACAATTGATACGACTTCTCCATTAAAATAAGGTACAAATGTGCTGTCTTCAATGAGACTATTATCTTCTATTGGCAATGTAGTTGTCGTTCCCCATAGATGAGGATCGGTCGTTGTGTCATTAGTCTCCGTGAATGTAATTGTTTGTTCTTCTGTTCTTAGGTTATATGACGTATATGGAATTAAATCAATCTCATAAGATTCAAAAGCATTTCCATCTAAACTTGCTGATGCAGTTAGTATTCCAGTGATTAAAGTATCACCTTCTACTGTAAGTTTTGATGTTGGATTTGTGGTTCCGATACCAAAATTACCAGTGCTTGTTAATCTCAGTCTCTCCAATCTAGAAGAACCAGTTCCAGTCCAGAAAGTAATTCTCTGTGGTGCAGTTCCAACTCCAACATCACCATCAACATCCATGTTGATAGCAGCAGTTGCATAATTAGAAGAACCATCATAAATGGCACCCAACAAACTAAAAGTGTTATCATCAACAAAAGGAACAGTTGGAGATGAAAGAGTTCCTCTTGCTCTTGTCGCTTTAAATACTCCTCTATGCCCAGTTTGAGAACCTACCCCAATAATATTAAATCCAGGTGAAGTATTCTGAGCACTAATTGCAAGATAATCTGAAGTGTAAAGCGCGGTGCTTACGCCACTACTACCATCAGAAATATGTAATTTTGTTATTGGATTTGTGGTTCCTATACCAACTTTTGCGTCTCTTGATACATAAAGAACAGAATCTTCTCCAAATACTGCTGGAGCATTATCAGATGGATTTGTAAATCCACCTGCAAACACTCTGTTAATCATTAAACCATCACCTGTAGCAGTTAGGGTTCCATTACCACCGACATCAAGTTTTCCTGTTCCCCCTAAAGTATGAATTCCTAAATGACTTCTTATACTATTGGATGTTTTTCTTGTTGCATTTGTTGGGAAAACAATATCAGTAATTAAAGCATCACCAGGAAAAGTACCACTTGATAGATCAAATAAGTATCTTAGTACTACAAGACCATCAGCAGCAGATACAACCCCATCACCATCAGCGTCAAAAACACTGTAGTTATCCCAGCAATAGTCATATATTGCCGCATCAGTTCTTCTTGTATCACCAGCTCCAACAGCACCAGTAGTAATTGCAGTACCAACCTGTGGTGATAGTTGTCTAGCATAAGCAATATATCTTGAAGTATGATCAACGACATTGAAGTCTTTAGTAAAGGTAGAAAATCCTGTAGATCTTACATTACCAACAATATTAAGTTTTGATGTTGGATTTGTGGTTCCGATACCAACATCACCAGAAGAATTAATAACTAACCTATATTGACTTGCATTAGTATCATATATCGAAAATTTTCCTTGCCCATTAGTTGCAGAACCTCCACTGCTTTGCAATAACCAAGAATTTCCACCAGTATTAGAATTTTGAAGTGCTAAAGCAACTTGATTTGAAGTTGAATCATTTAAATGAAGTTTATGTATTGGATTTGTGGTTCCTATGCCAACAGAACCAATGCCAGTAATAACGAAAGGACTTGAGTCTGGATTTGCTTCATCCTCAACTCTTAAAGCATTACCAGTTCCCAGTTGCGTGATACGAACCATATCATCCGATGTGGTTCCAGAGAAGAGTCCAGCAATACTAGTGGAAGTTGGAGTTGCGTGAAGTCTTGCTCCTGGAAGGGTAATTCCCAATCCAATAAATCCACTTTGATTTAAAACAGTAATTGATTCCGTATCCGCTCCAGCAACTCTCCTCCAAATTCTTAACGGGACAGAACCAGCATTGAAATCATGTGTATCAATTCTCCAACCATAATCATTATTTACAGAACCAAGATATAAATGTGGTAAAGTATTACCATTATATGGTCCAATATGCAATGCAGTATTTGGATTAGTTTGACCTATTCCAAGTCTTGTAGAAACATAAGCACCGCCAGTAACTTGAAGTGGTTGTGATGTGGTTCCTGTTGACGATACAGTACCGACTAAAACATTAGAACCAGCAACGGCAAGAGAAGCATTAGTTCCAAGATAGTTGAATAGAAGTTTATTATTTGTTGAATTTGCGCGAATAATAATGTCTCCCGCTGCCGAATCTGCTGCCCATTCTCCAGCATTAGCAGCGACTGCAATTATACCAGAACTTGTAGTTCTTCCAATATCAATCGCAGTATAAGCACTTGCAGATCCACTTCTTATGACAACTGCTGATGCATTTGCCGCAGTGAATGTAGAAACGCCAAGAATCTTTGCGTCTCCTATAACATCAAGACGGGAGGTTGGATTTGTGGTTCCTATACCGACAGAACCAGAAGTAGTAACAACAAAAGGAGTTGCATCGGGATTTGTTTCGTCTTCAACAACTAAAGCATTGCCAGTTCCTAGTTGAGTAATTCTTAATGCATCAGAAGAACTATTAACGGATATTGTTGTTATACCAGATACACTAAGATGTTGCGTCGTAGTTACACCAGAAACCGCTAGAGTTCCAATGGTCGCTACACCAGTAATCGATTGATTAACAACCGTTGTAAATCCAACAACATTAAGATGCCGGGTTGTAGTGACACCAGAAACGGATACATTACCACGAACATCAAGTTTTTGTAGTGGATTTGTGGTTCCTATGCCAACACCAGTAGTATTAAATCTTACTTGTTCCGTTCCACTAATTGCAAATCCAAGATTTCCTGAAGAAGGTCTATAAAATCCTGTAGTTGTATCACTAGTCCAAGAGAATGATGGAGTTGATGCAGTATCGTTTGGTTGCCCTAAAAATTGAGTGTCAGTATCAATTGATGATGTCGCTTTAATAGCACCCTGTACCTGAAGTTTATTAGTTCCTGGATTTGTGGTTCCGACTCCAACAGAACCACTAGGAAGTGCAGTTAAAACTGTGGCACCTAATCCTACTTCTAGCCCGCGTTTTACCCTGAAATTCTGGTCAGCCAAGGTTCACTATCCCCTTTGGTTTCTTTTATACTATTTAGACTCTAGTAGCAGTAAAACTAATTGTATAAGTTGTTATTCCTGCACTTGCTGGTGTTGAGAGCAAACGAATGTTTCCACCAGAAATATCAACGTCATAATCAGCAAGCACTGAACTGTTGTAAATGCTTCCATATTCAGTTAGGTATGCAGTTGTTCCGTTATGAACTACAAGAATCTTTGTTGTATGGAAATTAGTTGGTTGTGCCGCTTGAATCATGTATTCAACAGAACGATATGTTGTTGAAGGGAGTGCAGAATGAATACCAATTTGTGCTGTTGTGGATGATGATGAAACTACAGATCCTTGTATAGCATACGTTGATGCTACAGAAGTCGCTGTTATAATTCCAGAAACAACTAGATTTGCAATCGTTGCAATACCAGATACGTTAAGGTGTTGCGTTGTTGTGACACCAGAAACCGCTACATTACCACGAACATCAAGTAATTGAGTTGGATTTGTGGTTCCTATGCCGATATTATTAGAACTATTAATTGTAAGAGCAGGAGAAGTTCCTGGTCTTTGAATATAGAATGAATTACTGTTTCCATCAGCAATTAAATCATAAAAAGCATTACCATTATCAACATTACGAAGTGTGATGATGGCAGGTCTTGTAGCACCTTTAACTGCAAATGTAGTATTTCTTAAAGAATCGCCAGGATCTGTTCCTGGTGTAAAATTATTACTAGGAGCAAGTGATACTGTGAGACCTTGTGCTCTTACTCCGGTATCTCCAGAAGAGTTATTTAACCAAGTATTTCCAACAACTTCAAGTCTATTTGCAGGATTAGTCTGTCCTATACCAACAAAACCAGAAACATAAGCACCACCAGATACTTGAAGTTTTTGGTTTGAGGTTCCTGTGAGACTTGTAGAACCAATAACTAATTCACCAGTTCCTTTAAGGTCTGCGAGTTGTGTGGTTCCTGCATACCAACGGTGTTGGTTAGATGAAGATGGAACAGAGTACCATAAGGTATTACCTTCAATACCAAGTGCATAATCAACAGAACCAGCAGTAAGATTAGGATATAAAACTATCTTGGTTCCAGCACTTCTTGTTGTAAATGTAGGAGCACCACCACCATTTTGGTTGAAGTCAATACGGTTTCCTGTTGCACCGTTGAGATATATCTGTCCTCCACCATCTGCAGTGTTGTTTGCTCCGTTCAGTGTAAGTCTTGAAGACGTTGTAATACCAGCATTCCAGATGTTGGTTGCCGTTAAGAAACCGACTGTTGAAACACCAGAATTAACTTGAAGTCCTTGTGATTGAAGAATACCAAAGACCGTTGCACCGTATCCAGTGGTTTCAAATTCTTTAGAGTTGTCGTAATAGAGTTCTACTGCACCATCGGTATTAAATGATGCGATGTTTTCAAAAGGTGCTTTTATTATATCAACTCCAGCACCATTAGATGCAAGAATTAATCTTCCAACGCCATAATCAGCAATATAACTATTAGTTCCATCATGATAGACATTTAAATCATTACCATCACCAAAATAAGCAATATCATTATCACCAAAGTAAGCAGAAGTTCCAAAACTTACGGTTCCAGTGAATGTAGAAACTCCAAGAGTTGAGACACCAGAAACATTTAAATGCTGAGTTGTGGTGACACCAGAAACCGCTAAAGTTCCAGCAGTAGCAACGCCGGTTATTGATTGATTCACAACAGTAGTGAATCCAATAACGTTCAAGTGTCTGGTTGTTGTAACACCAGAAACCGCCAGGTTAGATCCTACTGTTGCAATACCAGAAACTGCTAAGTTAGATTGAACAGTCGCTATACCAATTACATTAAGATGTTGAGTTGTGGTGACACCTGTAACCGCCAGGGTTGCAATAGTTGCAACACCAGTAATAGATTGATTTGCAGTTGTGGTAAATCCAGTGACACTTAAGTGTCTGGTTGAAGTTACACCAGCAACAGTTAAATTAGATCCAACAGTTGCAACACCACTTATCGATAAGTTTTCAGAAGAAACTGTATTATCAGTAACTTGAACACGACCTACAGCAAGTCTAACTCCATTAGGAATTTGAGTAGATCCAATACCAACACCATAATTAAAGTGCCATGCATCAGTTGTGCCTGCACCCAGAGTATCTTTTGCAATCCACATAATTTGCTTATATGTGGATGGAATAGTATCAATTCCAACAATATTAATGTCAATAAGTGGAGTTCCTTCAGTAGAAGCAATCGCAATTCCACCGTGATTTGCAGTGCTATCCTTGGAAACGTCATTACCAAGAGCATTAGTAGTGACTCCAAGAACAATATCTTTATCCTTTACTTGAAGTTGTGCAGCATTTAAAACAACTGTTGTTCCACCAATTGAAAGGTTTCCATTAATATTAACGTCATTGTGGAAAGTAGATAAAGGTGCATAAACGTTAAACTCTGTTGTTATTGCAACTCTGTTCAATGTTGCAATTCCAGATACGTTGAGGTGCTGAGTTGTTGTGACACCAGAAACCGCCAGAGTTCCAGCAGTAGCAACACCAGTAATACTCTGATTAACAACTGTAGTGAAACCAACGACATTTAGATGTCTGGTTGTTGTAACACCAGAAACCGCTAAAGTTCCAACAGTCGCTACACCAGTTATGCTTTGGTTAACAACGGTGGTGAATCCAGATACATTGAGGTGTTGAGTTGTAGTGACTCCAGCGACTGCTAAGTTAGATCCAACTGTTGTAATACCAGAAACTGCTAAATTAGATCCAACAGTCGCTATACCAATTACATTAAGTCCTTGAGTATCTAGGATACCAAATATTGTTGCACCATATCCAGTGGTTTCAAATGTTTTGGTGTTATCATAATAAAGTGCTACCGAACCATTTGAAGTGAAAACCGCAAGATTTTCTGATGAACTAGAATTTTGAATTAAGTGTGTGGCAGCTCTATAATAAGTGTTAGATGCATCAATGAAAAGATTTCCAGTTCCATTATCTTGAATAAAACTATTTGCTCCATTGTGGAAGATTCTTAAATCATTTCCAGTACCAATGTATAGATTTGCACTATCAGCAATACTTACATTATTTTGGAAAGTAGCAATACCAGAAACATTCAGAGTTCCAACTGTCGCTACACCAGTAATAGATTGATTAACGACTGTAGTAAATCCAGTTACATTTAAGTGCTGAGTTGTGGTAACTCCAGAAACCGCTAGAGTTCCAATGGTAGCTACACCAGTTATGCTTTGGTTAACGACCGTAGTGAATCCAGTTACGTTTAAGTGTTGAGTTGTTGTAACTCCAGCGACGGATAAGTTAGATCCGACTGTCGCTACACCAGTAATACTCTGGTTAACAACTGTAGTGAATCCTGTTATATTAAGTCCTTGTGATTCAAGAACTCCAAAGACCGTTGCACCGTATCCAGTGGTTTCAAATTCTTTAGAGTTGTCGTAATAGAGTTCTACTGCACCATCAACATTGAATTTTGCAATATCTTCGGAAGCATTTTTTCTAATATTAACTACATTATTAGTATCAATAAAGAAAAATCCTGGACCTTGTTCTCTTATAAAACTATTAGTTCCATCACTATAAATCTGTAAGTCATTACCATCACCAAAATATAAACTATCATTATCACCAAGATATACATTACCTTGAAATGTAGAAACACCAGAAACCTTTATGTCTCCTACAACATCAAGTTTTGATGTTGGATTTGTGGTTCCTATTCCAACATTACCATTTACTCTATAAATGCTGCTTACGGTTGGACTGCCAGGATCAACAAAAGTCCACTGACTTCCACCAATATTGATATCAACAGTCTTAGTTCCAGCGTTGTATGAAAAACTATTTCCCGCACCAACAAAATTAATAGATGTAATGATACCAGTCGTAATAATAGATCCACCAGACTGAATACCAATACCTTGAATACCATTCGATACTGTTAAAACACCAGTAATGCTTTGGTTAACGACTGTGGTGAATCCAGTTACGTTTAGGTGTTGGGTTGTGGTTACACCAGCGACGGCTAAGTTAGATCCAACCGTCGCTACACCAGTAATCGATTGATTAACAACCGTTGTAAATCCAACAACATTAAGATGCTGGGTTGTAGTGACACCAGAAACCGCTAAAGTTCCAATGGTCGCTACACCAGTAATCGATTGATTAACAACCGTTGTAAATCCAACAACATTAAGATGCTGGGTTATAGTGACACCAGAAACCGCTAAAGTTCCAATGGTCGCTACACCAGTTATGCTTTGGTTAACGACCGTTGTAAATCCAACAACATTAAGATGCTGAGTTGTGGTAACTCCAGAAACCGCTAAAGTTCCAGCAGTAGCTACACCAGTAATACTCTGGTTAACGACTGTAGTGAATCCTGTTATATTAAGTCCTTGTGTCTGAAGAACTCCAAAGACAGTAGCACCATATCCAGTGGTCTCAAATTCCCTTACATTGTCGTAATAGAGTTCTACTGCACCATTTGGAGTGAACACTCCCATTTTTTCTCCACCACTACTGAGTCTTAATTCAATGGGACTTCCAGCAGCAGTATCAATAATGAAAGATCCAAGTGTATTTGAATTTCTGATTAAAGAATTATTTGTGGACGACAAATGTGTAATTAAAAGATCAGTACTAGCACCCAATTCTATTTGATCATTATCCCCAAGAATTAAGTTAGATTGAAGTGTGACATCTCCTTGGAAATTAGATGTGGAATTTGCGTCAATTGCACCACTAAAAGTAGAAACACCGGAAACATTTAAGTGTTGAGTTGTCGTGACACCTGAAACTGCCAGAGTTCCAACTGTCGCTACACCAGTAATAGATTGATTAACAACTGTAGTGAAACCAACGACATTTAGATGTCTGGTTGTTGTAACTCCAGCGACTGCTAGAGTTCCCAGTGTAGAGACTCCAACAGCATTAATATTTGCAACTGTAAGTTGTGTTGCACTTAATACTTCTGTTCCATTAATCTTATAAACTTTACCAGAAGCTAGATCAAAGTTCTCACTTGATTTTAGTGAATCGCTACCATTAGCATATGTTAAGTTCTTACGGATATTAGCAGATCCAATTCCAAGTCCTGCACCATCAAGAAGTGCATTGGTTCCTACTGTTGTTGCAATACCAATATTAAAATCACCAAGTTCAATGGTGGTAGAATTAACAACAAATTGTGTACCATCTACATAAAGATCACCTTTAATTTGAACAACTCCACTGGTTGTTCCTACACCAGCTGGAGAAGGATCAATAATCAGTAGTTGTGGTGCAAAAATTGTATTTGTGGTGATTGTAATTCCAGCACCAACCCCAGTTGTAAACTGAGCTGCTGTGACTACACCAGAAACAGCATTGATATTTCCACCAGAAGTAATAGTAACACCAGTTCCTAAAGTAGATACTCCAGAAACATTCAATTGATTTGTAAAGGTAGTCCCAGAAACTGTTACTCCAGATCCAATAGTTGTAAGTTTATAAGGATCATCACCATATCCTAAACTAACCCATCCACTATTATTGGAGAATGCATCATTTCCAGTGTGTATTCCAACTAACCAGGTGAAGATTAAATTCCCTCCAGTTTCTCCCCTGGTCCCCAGATATAAATCATATTCATTACTATGAATAGTATTGTATGGAGTACTTCCAGGACTTCTATCTTGGTAAATATAAAGATCATCACCAACAACAATTGTTGAATTATAATTATCATTTGCAATTGCCGAAATAGTTGTAAATCCAATTTTGACTTGATTAAATGTCGATACACCTGCAACATTTAATTGTCTAGAGAATAATGTAGTCCCAGTAACTGTAGTAATGCCACCAAATGTAGAGACACCAGAGACAGATAAATTTCCACCAATCGTCGCTACACCAGTAATCGATTGATTAACAACTGTGGTGAATCCAATTACATTTAAATGTCTTGTTGTGGTAACACCTGCAACTGTTAGGTCAGATCTAACTGTACTAAACCCACTGATTAATACATCACCCTGAACTGTGAATTTTGATGTTGGATTTGTGGTCCCTATTCCAACAGTGTTTTGATAATAAATTGAGGCTGCGCCAAAGTTTTCAGTCCAAGGTGTTAATAATGTTACAGTCGTACCTATCCCAACACCACTTGCATCTCTTGTTGCAAATAGATACGCATCGTAAGTATTAAAACCTAATTCTCCTAACTGTAAATCACTTAATGTAGGTCTTTTTCCAGGTACAGCAGATCTTTTAAGCCTAAAAGGAGTTGCCATTTATTATTCTCGGTATATACCTAAACACTCTTATATAAGAGCTTTAAGTTATTTATTTAACTAGCGTTATTGCGTCTCGGACGATATGCAAATAAATTGGCTGGTGGATCTGGTTTCATCCATTCTTCTATCTTATCAAACCTTTCTTCACTATAAAAGTCTTGCTGAACATACCACAACTTCCAGTGCTCGTGCCCCTTTGACTGATTACAATCGTGGCAGCAGCAGACTACATTATTTGTAAAATCCATTCCACCTTTTGATTGAGGAACGATATGATCTATTGTAAGGTTTTCTTCAGACCCACAATAGGCACATTGATGTTCCCATTTTTCTCTTATCTGTCGCCTCCACATTCGTTTCGCTTCTCCTGGACTTGTTGTTCTTAAATTGAACAAGTACTCTGAAGGCGAACGGAGGAGATCCATAAGCGATTGCGATTTTAATTATTTAGACTTCAAATCCAAGTTTAGAATTATACGCAAATTGTTTGTTTATTTTATATCTAAAGTTAATCCACTTAGATTCCCAAAACTTCCTATATCACCACAAAGGAAAGAATTAAATGAAATTGTATATCTAGTCTCTTCCGATTCATTTGGTCTTACACCATGTTGTAAAATAGATGGAAAAATCAAAAGTTTTCCAGGATCTCCTTTAACTACAGTTTCAACAAATGATCTATCATGTTGAAGAAAATGGCAAAATGATTCTCCAATCTTTCCATCATATCCATTATAAGTATCCCAAATATTCTTCACCATAAAAGTTGTACCGACAACATTATCTGTCAAATAATATATCCCACTAAAAATAGAGTTTGGATGTTTATGAGGTTCGTGCCATTGCCCTTGATCCGCCCTATTTGCCCAGGACTGAGTTATTTTTATATCCGTCGCCTGATATTCTACAGACCTTTTAACCATTACTAAACATTCATGAAACCACTCATGAAGATCATTAAATAAATGATTCTTATTTAAGTAAATGTCTATCGATCTTTGGGTATAGAGATTTGGTTCCCAGGTTAAATCCTCCACTTTCCTTTGAGTATCATAAAGAAGTTCTGGAGTTGATTTAAACTCAAAGATTGTTTGAGGTAGAATTTGTATTTTGTCCATGATTACAATATAATTTGATTTTTTCAAGAACTTGAATTATGCTTTTTAGCACAAGCACCTCTTGCCCAAGCACGACTTAGACTATTTACATGAGAACAAGATTTTCCAGATTCCCCGCAGTGTGGACATTTAGCATCTGGGGGATCTCCTACATAACCCTCAGGTGTGTACATCTTTTTCTTTTTGTGATTCTCTACTTGTTTATGTTTACGATAGTTCATACCACCACAGGTTCTCCTTGACCTTGTGGAAGTTTGATCTGTGGCAAGTCTTTTACTTCCCAAGAACCACCAACACCTCCATCCATATTCACAACGATCTCATTAGTAGGAAGTGCCTTCGGCATTTCTACATCAATTACAGGACTCATTAAAAACTTATTGCGTGTGTAAGTTCGGTTCTGTGGATCCAAAGCGACCATTGCTAGTGCATCCATTTCATCACCACAGTCAACAATCTTTTTCCCAGTATTAATCTGAATTACTGAAAAATATTCTTCATTATACTTTTTCATTCTTTAAAGTCTTTTGATTATTATAGGATACTTGAGGTTTTCTGTAAAGTCCAGGCCAAGTATCTCTGATGATTTCTGCGAGTTTATATGGTGTTTCTGTCGATATCATAAGTCTTGTAGGATTGACATAAAAAACATAAAGAAACCGAAGAGTATGAAAAATATTAGAATTCCTAACATAAAAAAAGGAGTTCAGAGAACTCCCTTATTTAGTTTTAGAGGGCGTTGCCTCTCGGTAGAACTTCCTCTGGGAACACAAAGTTCTCATGAGGTTGATCTACTGGAGCCATCCAAGCACGAAGACCTTCATTCAGAAGAATGTTTTTTGTGTAGAAGGTTTCAAACTCTGGATCCTCAGCCGCTCTGATCTCTTGTGAAACAAAGTCATAAGCTCTAAGGTTAAGTGCAAGACCAATAATACCAATGCTACTGGTCCAAAGACCCATAACAGGAACAAACAACATAAAGAAATGAAGCCAACGCTTATTGCTGAATGCAATTCCGAAAATCTGAGACCAGAATCTGTTGGCAGTGACCATCGAATAGGTCTCTTCTTCCTGCGTAGGTTCAAACGCCTTGAAAGTGTTTGCTTGATCACTGTCTTCAAATAAAGTGTTTTCTACAGTTGCTCCATGAATCGCACAGAGCAGTGCTCCACCCAGTATACCAGCAACTCCCATCATATGGAAGGGGTTGAGGGTCCAGTTGTGGAAACCCTGAAGAAACAGAAGGAACCTGAAGATAGCAGCAACACCAAAGGATGGTGCGAAGAACCAACTGGACTGACCCAGTGGATACATCAGGAATACAGAAACAAATACTGCGATAGGACCAGAGAATGCGATTGCATTATAAGGACGGATACCGACCAGACGAGCAATCTCAAACTGACGAAGCATGAAACCTATAAGGGCAAAGGCTCCGTGGAGTGCCACAAAAGTCCAGAGTCCCCCAAGTTGGCACCAGCGGACGAAATCCCCTTGAGCCTCAGGACCCCAGAGAAGAAGAAGAGAATGACCCATAGAATCTGCTGGAGTACTAACTGCCGCAGTAAGAAAGTTTGCACCCTCAAGATAGGAACTTGCCAA